CCTAAAATTATCGGTGAGTATACTTATCAGATGATGGCAGACAATGGAACTACAGACTCTAAGATGTTTAAAGAAGCTATGAGCCGTGCAGTTATGAATACTCTGCATCCTCCTTCAGAAGGCATCCCACAAATTGTACGCCCATTGATTGGTGTTGCAACTAATCACGACTTCTTCCAAGACCGTGAGATTGTTAATGCTACGATGCGTCGCCTAGATACCGATAGACAGTACACTAAAAATACTTCTGAGATGGCTAAAGCATTAGGTGCATTGACTGGCGGTTCTCCATTAAATATTGACTACCTATTGCGTGGTTACTTTGGTTCTGCTATGACTTTGACAGCCCTAGCAACTGATGATGCTATCAATGCCTTAAGAGGCGGTCCTCCACGCCCAACTAAGAGCGTTGGCGATATGCTAGCTAGCCTTCCTAATATGAGTGGCTTTGTAAGTAAAGATGAGAATACTGCGGTGTTATCTGATTTTTATGAGGTTGCTCGTGATGTAAATAAAGCTAACGATACGCTAAAAAGCATGAAGCATTTGCCTTTGGAAGAGCAGCGTGCCTATAGAGAAGAGCACAAGAAAGAGATACAGCTTAAAGGTATGGTTCAAGCAGTAGAGAAACAGCTTGTTGCCTTAAAGCAACGTGAGCAAATGATACGTGAATCTACCAAAATGCCTGATACACAAAAAGAGATAGAGCTTAAACGAATCAATGACCAGCGTGACCGCATGGCTAAGAATGTAACTAAGATTCGTCAGAAGATGTACGATTAAAAAAGACCCCGCCGAAGCGGGGTTTAATCACGAGAAGTGAGGAGAGTGTAAACGAGGAAGCATTTACATCTCCGAATATACACAAGAACTACTTAGAACGCCAGAACCTTAAACCAATTTTTCCGTTTTCAATTACTTCTTTATATACCAGCCTTATACGGTGTTTCTTAGCTTCCTTTAAAATTTCTTCTATAAGAGGCTCTGTATCTAGGGCAGGAATAAAAAAAGAGGAGCCCAGCACCATTGCGTGCCATTCAATAATGACTGGGACCCCTTCGTTAAAAATCATTCCTCGTCAGGAGTTATATTAAATTTAAGCTTAGCTTTCTCAACGCTAAACACTAATGCGTTAACTTGGAATGAATCTAGTTCAGTACCTTTAGCCATACCTTTTTTCTTGATGGTTGCTTGTGGGTCACGAGCCTTAATACCATCAACAATATCCTTAAAGCCAATTTGCTTCTTGGTGCACCATAAGCGTAGTTGGTCGACTGCAATCCATAGCAGACCAGTATCAGGCTCATAGCGAGTCATCAGAGGACCGTACGGTATTTTAAGCGGTGCTTTAGTCAAGCCAGTACGTTTATCGTTAGCGTCATCTACTACCAACAAGTTACGGTTATGTTCGTTTAAGTATGCACCTAAGTTAGCTAGTGGGTCAGGTTTATTAGCTTGTACGCTTTCACGTAGTTCGCTAAAGTATTTAACAGCCCATGTCCATACTCGGTCAATATCAATATCGTGTAGACCACATTGCTTAGCGATGATTGCACCAGTAAATGCCATAGCCGCACCAGCAGAATAGAACCGTTGCTTCTGACTAAGTTTTGCATCAGAATCGAAGCGCTTTTGCGTCTCATTTAGCATTTTCTTAACTGAGTCAAGATTAGCTAAAAAGTGCTGTACTAAAAGCGGACCAGCATGTCCATAGTTTTCAGGAAGGGCTTGCTCAAACAATTCGTCAGACTCTTCCTTAGTCATGGTTTTATCCGCATGGATACCGACTTCCACAATACGTAGTTGTTCAGACTCAGGTGAAGACTTCAAAGCCGCCATCTTGTCGTGCATACTGGAGTTACCTGAGAAGAAAGCTGGCAACGCCCAACGAGTATTATTCAGACGCATCTCATTAGCATTAGCTTTCATACGGTTGTTAGACCGCCCTTGAGATACACCATAGGAGATATCACTGACTGCATGTTCTTCCATGTTTGTAATCTCATCCGTGCAGATTGCGATGTTATTAAACACACCGAACTGGTGGAACTGGGACTTCAAAGTATCTTTAGCAATCAGCATCATATCCGTAGGATTTCCCCAAATGCTATTGATAACCCGCTGAATAGTTGTCTTGCCAGTACCCGATTCGTTTTCCGTCAAGGAGAAAATCAAACCTTTTTGGTTAGTAAACTTGAGTAATGGTGCGCCTAGTCCTGCAAAGAATAAAAAGGCTCTTGCTTCTTGCCCTTCTCTACCATAAGCAGCTACTACTCGTTTCCATTCGTTCATGGTACCTTTTGGTTTGAACCACGATACAAATGATAAGGTCGTGTTAGAAGGTGGTGAATAGACGATACTGGTAGCTGAGATTTCTCTATCACCCACAATAAACTTAGTATCATTCTCGCACCAGCCAAACTGCGTACGCATCTTTTCAGTTGTTTCACGGTCTTGTAACTCTTTCGCAAAGGCAGTTATATAGTTCATAATATGTTTCATTTCTTCCGCATTACCAATAACCCCATGCTTGGACACAGTCTTCTTGAACTCGTCCGTAGTCATCAAGGCTTGGTTAGAACAAGCAAACTCACGTACACCATCCTTAGGCATATGCACCCGCATCCAAACCATATCGCCTAGCTCGGGGTCTTCCATACGCTTGACGATATAGAAGTCATGCTTAAAAATTAACTTATCTTTTTCTACTTCCTCACCATCTTCACTGGTAAAGCCTTGTTTATAAATACCACCATTCTTGCCACGGAAGTAAGGCCAAGGCAGTTCAGGAATCTTGTAAGTAACTTCGGTATCAATCTCCGCACTAACTAGCGTAACTACGTTGTCTTCTTCAGTAGCTTTAGCAATCTTAGCGTTGATAGATATAGGGCTTGTAATCTTACCTTTATACTGGCATCCATCACAAAACCCTGGGTTATTATTCTCCAGCGTAACGCAATGATATGGACCACCTATGTCGTTAGCTTTATTGATTGTGTCCTGATAAGAATACTCGGGGTGTTTATCCGACATCCTATGGATAGCTTCATCCCTATCTTCGCAAAACTGTGCGATAGATAACGCTCCACGCCATTGGTTGTAATCAATCTTATCTTGGTTTTCATAGGCATATCTAAGCTGTGCGCATTGATGCCCCTTCATAATATCTCTGAAGTAAGTAACTTTATTACCCAATAACTTACGGGTAGTCTCATCCATAGGGCGACGAGGTGCTTTGGTAAGGTCGAGTTCAATTTCAATACCTTGCATTACCTTTGCACGGAAATCCTCATACTCCATGGGTGGGCTTTGAGCAATCCACTTAACGTCTAACGGTGGCTCAGATTTAAAGTTAAGGGTGCTAGGGATACGCAGTACCGCCGCTACATCGGTAATCTTAGATGGGTCGGCAATAATATTTAAACGCTTAAGTTGTCGCTTCCAGTATTCACAAGTCTTTACCCACTCTTCTTTTTCAAGAGCTTCTTCCATAACCCAATGCACATGCAAACCATTACCTGAATTAACTATGTTTGGTTTAGGTAAGCGTAGTTCTGCACATAGCCGTTTAACGTCTAGTAATGCTTCAGTTTGACTACGGTAGCCTTTATTTTCTTCAGCATAGCTTTCTCCACAATCTAGGTCAAGCCAAAAAGATTTCTGCCATCCTGCGTTAATTGCCTTTCTGTTTTCGTTTGTAATAAATTTCGAGCATCCGAAATACACGTCTTTCTTTTTATCGAGAAGGTCTTGAATTAAGACTTCAGCTTCTGCAATGGTTTGTACAAAGTGCGTAATCGGTGGTGTTTTCTTTTTATAACTCCCTATGCAATACCAGCCAAGTCCTTCCTCGGGTAGTATCGTAGAGAGAAAATTATTCCACGTAGGCATTTACATCCTCAAATTGCGCCGACAATAATCCTATCAAGGTGGATGGCACCCACCCTAATAGTTGGCTTACGCCTTCTTTTTTAAATACTTGTAAATCTTTACTTCATGGGTTTTATTAGGGGTACTTTTTCCTAAAAACCAAGCGTATATAGCAGTGCGAGATACGCCAAAATGTTGTGCAACTGATATCACAGAGATATCTTTATCAATACATAACCTGCCTAGCATTACACCTACTAGGTCTTGGTTGGCTTTGGCAACTGCCTTAGCAAATTTTAGGGAATATCCAGTCATATTATTCTTATTAGGTGGGGCGAGTCGGAAAAGTAACTCTTTAAGTAATCTTTACACCCCGTTACTATTATGCCCAGTCGTCGAGGACGGCGTTAATATCCTTAGGTGTTTCCACTTCAGTTTTCTTAGTACGCTTAGTCGGTTCAGGTGTTGCTTCTTCGGCTACAACTGGTGCTTTTTCGGCAACAGGTTTAGCTTCAATCTGAGGCGCTCCATCTACCGCCGCAGGGGTTAAACCAATAGCTGTCTTAGCTTCAGCAGTTTTACCTTTAGCAAGTGCATTAGCAAACTCTTCTTCTTCCAAATAACGTACAGCTTTGAAAGTAAGTTTTGGTGTAGCGCTAGATGTGTCAAAACGCATCTCTGTAACTACTGAGGTAACTGAGACATTGTTTGTACCCAAGAGACGGACATAGGCTTCCAAAGGTAACTTACCATCTACACCCTTACCAAAGATTGATTGGGCTGGGAGAGTTAATTGGAATACATCACCTTGCTGGTCATTCTCTAGCAATACAGCTAAACGACGGCTAAAACGACATGCACGACCTTTACCGCTAGGTGCTGAACCATCTACGTTCTGTGGGCAATCTTTACAAGCCGATGCCTGTGGTGATGTGCTTTTAGGATTTGGAGTAATACCGTTGTCTGAAAAACAATCAGGCATCTTAGCGCCTTGACCTTCAGCAAAGGTAGCCTCATAGAAAGTACGGGAGTTGTACTGTGCCGCACCAACGATAACGACATTCATCGCACGTTCTTCGTTCTTAGCTACTTCTTTACCCTCTACTACCATACGGAATACAGAGCCTTTGATAGAGATACGCTTAATGCTTGGGCCTGTTGAGGTAGCACCACCACCCATAAGGGCACGAGTTGTTTCATCTACACCACCACGTAAATGGGCTGGTAGGTTTCCTTTTAGCATACTGAGTTCGTTAGCCATTTGACACTTCTCCTTGCTTTAAAAATTTTAAAAATGTTACTGCTGTTTTAGTAATTTCTACTGGGTCAGCACCTTGAGCATTTGCATTTACAGCCATACCTAGTGCTTGACTACGCATCTGTAATTCGATTTGTACATTGGCTTGTAGTTCTTGCATTGCTCGAACTTGCGCTTCCTGTACTGCTGCTTGCATACGCTCTTGTTGCTCAGGGGTTGCTGCTTGTGCATCACTCATTTACTTCTCCTTTTGTTGTGTTTGTTAACGCTTCAATATCTGCTTTTTTAAACCGCAGTTTTGTCCCTACTTTAAAGTGAGGTAACTTTCCTTCTCTACATAAAACATAAATCGTTTGGCGAGAGACACGTAGTATCTTCGCTACTTCATCGACTGTCAATGGCAAGTTCTCCATCCTTACTTCCTCCTTACTGTAACTGTATACTTGTTATTAATATTCATGCCAACTGGCATTAGTGTTGGGTTTTCATCTAAAAACTGCTTCATGTTTGTCGTACTAATACGACGTTCTAGAACTTGTGGTATATCGTGTTCTAGTATGAAGTTATACATGCTTTCCCAATCCGTTGTTTCGTATCTAGTACGTACTGACCTAAATACTGTACCTGCCGCAGTCTTGATACTGTCTGCACCAATATCCTTGCATAGCTTTAATAACTCCTCAGCTACCATCTCCATCTGTGCTTCAATCTTGCTATCTTGTGCTTCAAATTCGGCAAGCAATTCTTTGCGCTTATCACGCATTTTTATGTATACGCTGGCTAGCTTATCAGCCTGTACTTGTTGACTCATATTGCTCCTCCGTTTGCCTTTGTGTACCACATACGAATGATGTTCTTAAGGTCATCTACACTATTTCCTACCTCTTTAAGCTCGATAGAAGACCACCCATTCTCAGATTTTTTATCGTACATGGATACCTTATTAACTACCATCCCGTTGTCTGTATTACCTTCAATAACTAAGACAAGAAAGTTAGGCATTTTAGCTAGGTTCTTTAATAAAATTTCTTGCCCTAGGCTAATACTCTCGCTTGGTCGTTTCCATTCACCTACTAAAAAAATACCATTGCGCTCTAGCACCATGTCTAGATTAGATGGTAACAATCTTGGGTTACTAGGTATAACCCCTATTAAATCTGCAAAGTCTGTATGCTTCGCATCGGGGTTGCGCATTGCTGTCATTACTTCTCCTCGTTTTTCTTTAATTATACTCCCACTCTTAACAATGTCAACTAAGTAATTCCCCGTATAGTGCCATTATGCTTCCTTGAATATCCTGCTTATTTTGTAGTGCTTCGTATAACTTTTTCTCTACACTTGACCCACGCAGTTTAATTACAGTACATGGGTTCTTTTGCCCGCTACGATGCACCCGAGCATTAGCTTGTGCATAGGTCTCGTAAGACGTTATAGGACCCCACCATACGATTGTATTTGCGGCATGAAGGGTTACGCCATGGCTAGCCGCTTGTGGTTGTATGATAAGAACTCGTGGCTCAGGGGTGGTCTGGAACTTCTTAAATATTTCTGTACGTTTGTTTACAGGAACACCTCCATGGATTAGGTCTACCGTATAGCCGTCTTTCTCTAGGCTATCCTTGATAACTTCAATAGCATGGCGAAACGGTGCAAATACCAACACCTTATGGCTAGACTCATCAATCACTTCTTTCAATACTTTCAATCGGTTAGAAGCATCGAACTCTACAATCTCGCCTGTATCGGAATAGACTGCACCTGATGAAAGCTGTAATAGCTTATTCAAATTAGCCGCCGCATTGATGGTAGTAATCTCCTCCCCAGCCGCATGAACTAGCATCTGTTTGCGGAGCATATCGTAATACTTCTGTTGCTGTGAAGTTAGAGGGACTTCCCGCGTTTGGTATGTAATCTCAGGTAGGTCAAGGCATTGTTCTTTGGTAAATCGTATGGCGGGTTGTAATACTTTATGGACAATGTCTTCTGAGTTAGCTTTTGGTATCCACTTAAACATGGATATTTTCTGCATGACTTGGTCTCGGAAATGAGAATAGAACTTAGGCACACCAGTAGGATTGACCAACTTAGCAATACCATAAGCATCGACTGGCGACTGTGCGGCTGGCGTACCAGTCATCATCCATAACCAAGTATGCGGTTTGATTAACGAGTTAAATATCTTCCAGCGGTTTGTCGTTGGGTTTTTATAGGCGTTAGCTTCGTCTACAATAATCAAGTCAAAGTTAGCCTCATTGATAGCTTCTTGGACAATCTCAATGCCGTCAAAGTTAATGATGACAAACTCGGCATCGCTTTCAATAATCTTTTTACGCTTATCTTTAGAGCCATACGCTATGTCTACTTTGCGGTGGATAGCAAATGTAAACAAGTCTGCACGCCATGCGGCATCCATAATAGATAATGGACAAACAATCAGCACTCGTTTAACTAAGCCTAGATTCATTAGGTAGTCAGCCGCCCATATAGCTGAGGCGGTCTTGCCTGTGCCTTGCTCATTAAATACAAATGCTCGGCGGTGTAGGGTCAGGAAAGATGCGGTTTCTTTTTGATGGTCAAATGGTTTGAACTGCCCAGGCCAAACATACTTACCTTTGATGGGAGATGGTACGTTGTGTACCTTTAGATTCTTGAGGACTTGCATTTCCTCTAGCCCCCAATGGACTAATACTTCGTGGTAATTTTCACCCTCGGAGTACATTAACTTACTCTTTGGTATAACGCTAGTAATGCGGTCAGGGTCACGTACTTTAAGCAATACTGCTTTGTTTTCAACAATTTCCAAAACTCTCTCCGATGCAAGTTAGCCTGAAAGCGGTGTCCGCTTCAAGCTTTTATAATTTATCTAGTCTTTCCCAGTGTCCACCAGCTCATGCGGTTGAAAGGTTTTTAGCACGTGAGCACTAAATACAAAGACCACTTACTGGCTGATATGGTTTACCATGAAAGGAAGTCAATCCCGAACCAGCTAGGCACTCATACCTTATCCTGTGGTTCTTACTACTTATTTCTTTTTGCGTTCCCGCTTGCTAACCTCTGATACTAGGTTATGCTTTGAATCTCTTTTAAACGAACGGTTCTTGCTAGCGCTTTCTACACGCACACCATCCTTAATTGAACCACCTTTATCAGCCGCTACAATGTGGGCAACATCCTTGCCATCACCTTTATGTACCTTACCAGCTTTCATTAACTTAGCACGAGCTTTATTACGTTCTTCACGATTCTTAACCTGTTGTGGGCTATCCTCGTATTTAACGGCGTTGGTATATTTGCGGTCTGCTTTGTTCTTATATGGCATAGTGATTTCCTTTTCCCATATTATCCTCGTTCTCCATTATGTGCGCAAGTCGTTACAGGACACCATTTGGCACAGGTAAAGTTACGCTTAGGGTTCCAAACACCATTCTTTATGCACGCATCTAATTGATTTACAAGGGGTTTAAATTGCTCAAAGTAAGCCAGTCTATGATGGGTGGTGTACTCCTCTTTAATAAACTCCTTAGATACTACAAACAATAAGCCAGCCTTAATAATCATAACCTCAGGGTAGTGCGTAAACACACAGGCAGCTAATAGTTTTAGTTGTTTAGTATCCGCATACTTCGCCGACTTGCCTGTCTTATAGTCGATGATACGAGCTTCTTGGTTTTCTCTGTCTAGAATAATCAAGTCCGCAATACCACGATACCAAACATCTTTATCAAAGAAGTCACAAGGGATTAACCGGTTGTCCTTTGTAAACTTAACGGCAAGTTTGTTTTCACAAAGCTTCTCACCTTTAATAGCTTTTAGCTTATCCAATAGGTCTTGAATAAAGGCATACTTTTCAGGTAAGGGTTTGCCGTCTCTGATATGTTCTTCGGCGGCAAGGTGCAGGTCTTTACCGTAGTTCATTGCGTCTGATTCAGGCTCTTTAATGTCCTTAGCTACCCGCAAGTGGTAATACTTTTTAGGGCATTGTTCGAATAGGGTAATACTACTGTAAGACCATGCAGTCATGATTTATTCCTATGGTATGCGTCTTTTGGATTAGCCAACATAGATTTTAACAGGTCATCAATGTTACTGAACCATTGAATTACTTTCATGCCATCATGCTGGTAAATTGTAAAACTCACGGTTTTTTCTCAGCTACTGCAACTGCATCGTAAACTTGCCTAGCTACACTTAAAACATAGCTAATGTCATTTACACTCAGCTGCCCCATAAGTTGTAATATTTTTACAACAGCAACATCGTTGTCTAGGGGTGTAGGTTTAACTAAAGCTTCAATCATTTCTTTTTTGCTTTCTTTTTAGTATTTTTCTCAGCCGTTTCTCTAGACTTTTTTAGATGCTCATTAAACTCTTTTAGCCATGCCATACGATAGGCTTTCTTTTCTTCCGAAGCGTAGTGGTCAAGCTCAAATTTCTTGCAGTAGGTATCCCATAGCTTTTCACATTTAAGGTCAAGGATACTAGCTATGCCAGCTAAATGATTCCAAACTTCATCCTCGGTCATATGCTGTGGGTGGTCTATGAAGCGCCAAATCAATAATTCTATGTCATCTTTAACAGCCCATACATTACTGATTGCATCTTCTAAATCTATTGCCTCGTTCATTCTTCCTCCGTTGGTATCCAGCTTTTAATATTGGTACTCATCAATCTGATTTCTGCTGACGCATTTAAACAATGGTCATATGCTTTTTGAAAGTCACGTTTAAGTAAAGCGTCGTGTGTTTCTTTAATTTCTTTTAGTGCTTCTAAATAATATGTTGAGTAATCCATTAACAATCTCCGTAACTTTGTCCATAACCAGCTTCACAATTCACTGGCAAACCTTTTGCCCAATCAGGAGTCCATCGCATACATTCTTGTACATATGCCATAGCTTCCTCGACTTCATCTTTAGGTGCTATGCAAGCTATCGCATCATGCACCGTTAATACAGGCTTATACTTTTTAGCTATCCTTAACATCTGCTCACCAATAATACAGCGAGCTAATGCCTGACAAATGTTCTCTACAAGTTTGCCTCCATATATTTTAACAGAGCCACGTCTTGCATCGTATACGTACTGTTCGCCATCATCTGTTCTTACCTTTCTTAAGTTTGGGTATCGTTGATATAAACCATTAGGTAACAGGATACCGTCTGTACCATGCACTTCTACACAGCCATTGCCAAACGGAGTGTTTTGGTTCTTGACCATTGCCTCGATTGCGTGGCGACCCGCTGTCCACAGTAACGGGATTTGTGGATAAGTCTGGCGGTACACTTGAATGATATGGATAGCTTCCGATTCTTCAATTTCCGTACCAAAGGTTTTGAGTTGTATCCCAAATTTCTTAGCCCCCATGCCATAGCCAGCTCCAAGAATTGTGGTTTTCCCGACAAACC